GCTGTAAATAACGGCATTTCATATTCTCCTGCTACTCCACGTAAGTCTTCATATATAGATTCTAATTCATGTCTCATTTCCTTTCTAGAAACAGTACCTCTTAATAAATCTGCATAATCGACAATTACTAAATCAGGCTTCTTACCCATTAAAATCATTTTTTCAATATGAGCTCTAATAGTGGAACATGAAGCTGTCTTGGTTGGATAATATTTAATAGTTAAATCTCCTTTTAATTTACCTACCATTGCAGCAATATCATCTTGATTGTATTTTAAATTTTGAGCTGCTATTCCTGTCAGCACCGCGTCATATCTTTGACCTACATATCCTTCATTTAACTCTAAAGTATAATGAACTACATTTAAGCCATTTTTTACTGCGTGAGCACCTACATTAATAAGACCCCAGGATTTACCAATACCTGCCGGAGCTACAAACACTACAAGTTCTCCTTTACCAAAACCTCCATCTGCCAAATCATTAATTACTGGCCATGGCGTTGGAATACATGCTCTAACATTTTCCAAATACCTAGCTTCAACACTTGAATTATATTCATGACCTACTGCCTTATCAGCACCAGCTTTCATTGCCATATCAATAGTAGCTTTGATAGAATCATATTCACCTTTTCTTAAAAGTTCTACTGAATCTAAAATTGCTCTTTTAATACACTGATTCTTACAAAAGTCTAAAGTCTCAGCCTTAACAAAATCTAAATCATCAGATTCTAAAAATCTATATGAATCTTTTAGCGTTTCTACTATTGAAGTTCGAACTACATCTCTTTCTACTTCTTGAGTTTTGATTTTAAATACATCTAAAGTAGGAGCACTTCCATACTCATGAAAGTATTTAATAATTTGCTCTACAACCCATTGGTTAGCTTCTGATTCAAAAAACTCGGGCAATAGAATATCTGCTACCTGTTGTAAAAATGCTTTGTCTGTGAGTAGTGAAGATACAATCTTTACTTGAAACCCATGTCCGAAATTACTTAATTTGTCTGCCATATTAACCTAAATATAATATATTCATTTGCATCATACAAATTATTGTTTACTAAATGCTGTGATAGTTCCAAAACTATTTGACAACCATGAATCCACATTTGGAATTACTGCATATATTTTATCTTCCATAAACATCTTTTTAAATTTAAAAGTGTCCATATCTGGAATCTCTCTTTGAGCAATGTCGGCAATAACACCTTTGTAATTAGCAGCTATATCTAAATCTTCTAACGACATAAGTGCCCAGTTAAGTCTTAATTGTGACTCATTATCTACGACTGTCTTATAGACTTTGTGTACGTCTTTGTTCGCTTGTGCAAAGGCTATGATTTCATCCAATGTAACTGTTTGGTCAGTTAATAGCATTGGAAATTTAGCTTGCATTGTTTTAATACCTATTCCATTAATACCTTTGATATTGTCTGAATTATCTCCCATAAATACTTTATAATGAATAAAGTTATGAGAAGGTATTCCAAATTTAGCTTCTACTTCAGGTTGAGTGTAGTATTTCTTTTCTACAGGTCTCCATACCGAAGTCTTTTTATCTACTAATTGAATAAAATCTTTATCATCTGACATTATGATTACTTCACTATCTTTAGGTCTGAACACTTCAGTTGCTAAATAAGCAATAGTATCATCTGCTTCAATATTGTCAATGGAAATAAGTGTCATTGGCAAACATTGTAAGTACTCAGATAATTTATGCATCTGATGACGCATATTTTGTAATTCTTGTTCTTGAGTCATGTCTCCGATATCATCTCGTCTATTAAAACGAGTTGGGACTGATCTACCTTCTTTATAACCAGAGTGCATTTTCTTTCTCCTTGCAGAGCCTCCTTTACCGTCAAAAACAATTATACACCTTGTTGGTTTGAATTGTCGTATAACAGCAGCTATAGATCTCATGAATCCTACATAACCTCCTATATGGTCGCCATCGTCATTGACTAATGGCACCGCACTAAAACAACGAATAAAAGAATTCAGACCGTCGACAATTAACACTTTACTGTCTTTGCCTAGGCCTGAGTTCTGTTTTTCGTGGTCCTCGCGAATTTGTTTCAATAAATCAGCGTAACCTTTTATCATAACTTAAGAATCTTCTCCTTCAAATTCTGTTTGGATTTCGATATCATCTACTCCAAAATGTTCTCCGGCTTTGTAATTAATAATGTATTTTTCACAAATCGTTCTATATACTTGCTCTTTCATTTCAGGATCGTCTATTAATTTCTTTTGAAAATCTTTAGATTGAAATTTAATTATTTCACCCGTGTCTGTGTTAGTATAAGTATACCACGCACCTGCTTGAGTTACTAAATTATGATTTTTCAACATTGTCAACCATGAACCGTAATCGTCAATTCCAGAGTCAAAGTAAATTTCATAATCTACAGAACGTAAAGGCGGGCCCATACGATTTTTAACTACCTGAGCTCTAGTTGTTATTCCTAACACTGCTTCTGGAGCATCCGTTGATTTTGCTAATTTAATTTGTCCTACTGATTTTAAACGAAGACGAACTGAAGAGTGAAATGCGATTGCTTTTCCTCCTGAAGTTGTCCATTGGTCTCCAAAGGATACCCCTAATCGAGTACGTAACTGATTTGTAAATATTAAACAAATACGCTCTCTACCAATAAAATTAGTAATTTTACGCATTGCTTTCGATAGAATGATTGCTTTTGACGTCGCCCATCCATCTTTGTCATAGTCAGCTGACATCTCCTGTTTAGTAGATGCTCCTGCTACCGAATCCACTACAATTGTCACTAATCTATTTTTAGCGTTTTTTCGTACGGATTCTGTAATTGATTCGATTGATTCGAATATGTCTTCAACTGTATCTAAAGGAACGTATAACATATCCTTTAAATTAATGCCTATCGCTTCTAGGAACTCACGAGAAACTGCATTTTCAGTATCAATATATACTGCTAATCCTCCTTTTCGTTGAGTGTCTGCTAGCGCGTGGGCAGCCAATAAAGATTTACCTGAAGCTTCTAAACCTGTGATTTCGATAATTCTTCCTACTGGCAATCCTCCATTCGGTCTATTTGAAATAGCCAAATCTAACATTGTCGAGCCGGTTGAAATCCATTCATTCACATCTGACGGAGAGTCTGAATCACCTTCTAAAAAATAAGCTACTTTATAATTAGAGCTTTTAAATTTCTTATTAAGGTTGTCAGCTAACACTGAAGCCAAGTCATCTTCTAACTCAGATTCGTCTACTGGTTTTGTTGTTTTTTTCGCCATAGTTAATCTAGAGAAACCATTTGGTTACTCAATATTATTGGTTAAATAAGTTGTCGAATGCTGAAGCTACATCGTCTACTTTTGCTACTGGAGCTGCTTCAGAGATAGATGCTTGATTAGCATTGGTCTCTTTTGCTGGAGCTGTAGGAGTTTCCTCTGCCGCATTTTCTGGGTCTAACCAATTATGCAAAAGTTTAGTCATTTCATCGTAAGTATACTCTTTGAAGATGTCTGTCGCTTTTGGTTGGTTACCTAATTTTTCTAGTATTACTTTGTTATCAGTTACAGGAGTTTGATTAGGTTTAACACGAATAGAAGTTTCTGGAAATGATTTTCCTGTTTGATCAGCTGCTTTGAATTCAACTGCTACATCACGTCCAGCAACTGGATCTGTGATATCTCCATAATCAGGATCTGCAATAAATCCTAAAAGTTCTTGATAAACTGATTTACCAAAGCCCCAAAATTTAACTCCTTCTTCTTCTTTACCTCTTACGATAATTGGAACATAACAACGCATTGTTGGCTCTAGTTTTTTACCAGCTTTCCAATCGTCTGAATTTCCTGTTGATTTAAGTTTTTCTCCGAACTCTAATATTGGGTCAGGGCGACCGAATGACATTGGAGATAGAACTGATTTACCACCGAAGTTATAGTGGAAATAAAGTTCAATAAATGGATTCTCTCTATTGTGTTGATATGGCACAATACGAACTACTTGAGTTCCTGGTTCTGGTTTCCATAAATTGTTTTGTTTAGAAGTTACATTTTGCAATGAGTTTAGCTTCTGTTTAATTGCGTCTAAGTTAATAGCCATGTGTTTAAAATTTAATTGTTAATGAATATTTAATAATTAGTAATTGGTAATGTATTTTGAGTGTCTAGAATAATCAATCTACATTCGCAACTTCTAATATAACCTTAATATATGGTAACCTTTTGAAGTCACCTAATATTTCTTATTTATTTTTCTTGGCATCTGTATAAACGGTTTTTAACCATTTAACGAATCCCATTTTCTCGTCTTGTTTAATATTTGGATATTCTTTGAAGAATTCCACTACAAATGCATTAAACGTAATTGCATCCTTTGCCATTAAGTCAATATCTGACATAGCAGATTCTTTTAATGCTTTTTTTACTTCCTCTTTGATAAGAGCTTTAAATTCAGATGCTTTCATGTTATAAATTTATAATTTGATATACTTTAGTATTTAATACTTTTAGTTCATTATTAGAAGTTACTAGTAAAGCATTGGCATATTTGGTCCAATCCACAGAATATTTATTATCTAATATTCCGTCGTTTTCTTTTCTAATTAAAGCATTCAAAGAATTAATAGTGTATAAAGTATTAGTTTCTTTTTTTCTATGAACCAACATTGCTGCTGGTAATTGTTTTCTATGATTTCCTTTTTCAACATTGAAACTGCATATAAGCTCTTCGCTGCTATCTATGGAAAGTACAAATATTCGTTTGTAAACTACCTCGTAAGTCTTTGAAATCATAGTTACTGTATGATCTAAAGAATCTTCTATACAAAAAAGGCAAATGAGTTGTACCAATGTGATATTTTATAAACGATATTATCATATATAAATATGTAACTAGTGTCTTTTTGGTACGATCATGTTATTGTAATCTGGCCCTATTTCCAACTTCACAGGGAACTTACCTCCTTGCTCTAATTCTTCTTGAATCAATTTAACAAGCGTAGCGCCGTCTCGTTTGTCGAAATCGTATAAGAAGCTATCATATGTATAAAGTATTAGTTTACTTGAGTACGCCTTTGTACGTAGAAGTATGTTATGAATTACGGCCATGTTCCTCTCGGTTTCATAAGACTGTAATAAATAGTTTAAAAGCTTTGCTGCATTCATATCACCAAAGAATGATTTAAACAATTTTCTTCCGAACATAGGCGTTTCAATATACCCTTCATCTTTGTACTGACTCCAAATTAATTGAGTGTATCTGTGTATTTTTTCGAAGAATGGAATCTCCAAATACTCTTGACCTATACCACCATAAAGTTGCCTAAATGAAATAGATTTAGCTTCTGAATATTCTTCAGGAGTAAGAGTTTCTTTTTGAAAATAAAATTTACCTAAATACTCATGCACTGAACATCCTTCTGGAAATTTATAATCAACTAACTCTGCTAGAAGTCTTAAGTGATATGCATCATAATCAAAAGAAAGCATAAAACCGTTTTCTCCAAACCTAGAACAAAATGCACCACGTTGCCCATTGTCTTTGTTCAATGCCGCATAATTTATTCCTCCAAATCTATTTGAAGGTCTTCCTGTTGTAGTGTATATGTTATATTCAGTATATGCAAAGTTCTCATATAAAGGCGCTTCCTTAAATTGCTTTTTGTATTGATCGTAATGAGTGAATAATCCATTTTGCTCTATTTGAGCAAGTGAATCTAAAATCAACTCATTATAATTAGTAAAGGCTACATCTTCATGAAAGAAATCATACACATCTAAAAATCTTTGAGCAATTGCTTGGCCTTTTTCAATATGCTTTGTAATTGGAATAATTGCATTTAAATCATTGAACTTTTCAAAATGACGAGTAAAAAACTCATGCGCTGGAGTATCAAAATCATCTTCAATAGGTTGGTTTTTATGAAAGTACTCAACCATATTCATATCAATTATATTTTTACGATCTAGAAATCTTTTAAATTTCTTTTTACCATAAACAAATAATTTATTATCTTCTGGAAATTGATTTAGTAATTCTTCAGGAAGTGAAAGCCCTTCAGTATGATTGAATACAATCATTACCTCTTTGTCTAAATTAATTACATACACATAAACAACTGAAACGGAATCTGTATAAACTGGTCTTTCACCATTACAGTAAGTAGGTACGATGATCCAATCGTAGCCTTTAGACTTTTCTAGGAATGACTCAAACTCTAATTTCGTTTCTATAATTTTCATAACCTAGACAATATATATAATTCTTTTGTTTTAACCAAATAATTTCTTAATGTCGTCTTTGACTGCTTTGGAATGAACGGATAATTCTATATAATCAGTTAAGAAGTTTTTGAGTCCTGCAAATTCATGATCTTTTAAAAACACAATTCTTTGGTTGGTATCATAAACTCCATAAACGATGTTTTGAGTAGATTTA